CTAATCCACTCGTTCTATCAAGCTCTGGTCACCCGCTCTGGTCATCAGGATTTCCTTGCTGACCTTCCAATTCGTAACTTGGCTGAGATCTACACGAGAAATGGCCTTGCGAATATCTTGGCGTTCAACAAGCTCCGGATCCAACCACGCATCCAAGCTATCTTCAGCGATCAGCAAAGGAACCCGACCACACGGACGTTCCGTGCGACTCCGGGGTGGCTCGGTGATGATGGCCAGCGTCATCTGACCGGAGGTGTTCTGCACATGTACACCAGCAAGAAGGAGCAGATGTCCATCGGAGCGAGTGAAGAAATATGGCTGAGTGCCTCCAGGAACCAGCTCCCACTCATGCCAGCCCACGATAGGAACAGCGCAGCGGCGTTCGGCAAGCGCTCCTCTGTAGAACTCGTCTATCACCACTCGCTCTGCTGGGACATTGACCGGGATTGCACCGCCATGGACATCATGTGGTTGATAGCCCCACCTAAATCGCTCCCATCGCGGGCCATGCGAGCCAACATTGTAGATCGCGGGTACATGGTCATGCGGGCAAACGTTGTAATTCACGGTGCCTTCGAATGCCTTCAACTGGGAGAACTGGAGGAAGTCTGGCACTTCGCGCAAGTCGATAGCGATGCGTTCTATCATGGCGAAACAGGCTCGATAAGGCTGGCATCATCATTTTTTACATTGCCGATGCGCTGACTTACAGGCCAGTGAGTTAAGACATCAGCCTCTACGTGCTTCACTACCCTGCGGATTGTCTCCCTGTCGCTCAGATCGGGATCCAGCCACAGCGACAAGCTGTCGTCAGTTAGGCACAGCGGCATGCGATCATGAACGTCTCGAGCAGGACCACGAGCCGGCTCAGTGATGATCGCGCAGCCAAGTTTGTCGTCAGCCCGGCGAGCCCATATGCCGGCGAACCAGAGTTGGCGATTGTCTGTACGGGTGATGTAGTGTGGCTGTTTGCCATGATCCGTTGTAATCCACTCGTACCAGCCATTGGCGGGTACAAGGCACCTATGCCGCGAGAACGCCCCCTTAAAATATCGACTGGTGGCCACTGTCTCGGCTTTGGCATTGATAGGCTGAGGCGCGTTATCTCCGGCCCACTCAGGTCTGTAGCCCCACCAGAGCAGATCCAGCTGGGGCGGCGCTTCTGGATCTGGTAGAAAGACCGCAGGGATGCTCGTGCCCGGAGCGACATTGAAGCGCCGGGCAGGTGTGAAGATCTCTTCCAGCAACGGCAGGATTATCCTGAGCTCGTCGAGACTGGGCATGTCATTGATGTTGTAGCGTCCACACATAACCTGAGGATAGCACCCCATCCCTACGCAATCGGTTCGTGGCACAAGAGTGTGTGCTGTGCTACGCCCAAGGGTGGGCACGTGCAGACCTCCTCAACGACACAACTCGCACCACCTATCTCATTCAGGAAGGCTGTTCCAGCAAAGCGTAAAAATTAAGCAAAAACAATAAACTACTCGTTGACATAGAAAATTCACACGCTAGAAGGCACGAAAAGCCATTGCATTTTTCATCAGTCAGTTCAATATTCCCTTTACCAGCGGCGTCAAGGCAGCACGCTGGGGGCGAAAAACTAGGTTAGCATTGACGGCGAAAAAAGGGTGCTGTATAATGTTAAACCCATTTTTAATAAGCGTGATAGATAAAATTAATTTGTATCTATCTTAACGTTTGCTAGATTTAGAGTTAGAAGCGTAGAGATTAGATAATTAAAGGTAAGGAGGGCTTATGATGAAGCACACTACTAATTTTGAACTCTTGATTGGTTATGGTGAAGGTTAAGCAAGCCAGCGAAAGCTTGGGAACCAAATAAATTCATCATTAAGCCTCCTGACTGGGAGGCTTTTTATTTGTATAAATAAAAAGGCTTGGCAGGGATATGAGCACACCATCACTCTCTCAACCAGAGAACAAGAAAATACCTAAAAAAAACATCCTTACATTCTTCTTAGGTTTTTTCTCAGCCAGCGGAATACTTCTAATCATCGCAAGGATGTTAGGAGTAGACTTCAATGCTATCGAACTCTCTTCCTTTCAGCTCTTTGAGCTTGGAATAGCAGCATCAATATCTGGTCTAATAAGCCTATCTATTTACCTTGTCGTATCAAAAGTATACCCAGACACAAGAAAACTTTTACCACTGTTCAGTTCTATCATATTTTTCATAATAGTAACTGGCTATCTAGTGCTAAGATACATCCCAAAGTATCAGATAGCGTTATCAATCCTAGTCACTGCAACTCTAATAGGAATGGGGTGGTGGATTCAAGTCATGACTACTGCTGCAAGCAGTAGGAGAAGCCATACCCTAAATATTGTTCTAAATACTAGGATCAGCACCGTATACCAAGACAACTTAAAGAAAAGCTCACACTTATTTAAAAATGGCAGGCATATTGCCAAAGAGCTTGCCGAGTGGAGAGACAACCCGGACAAGCCAGAATTTAAAAAACTAAAGCTTGGACAAGAGCTTAAAGATGCTATTAATGGGACTGTATTTATTCTAAATTATTTTGAGTTCCTAGCGCAGGGCATCAAGTATGACGATCTTGATGAGGTTTTGCTAAAAGAATGCTTCAGTGGATTCTTGGAGAACATTGAAAGAAGAGGGTTTTTTATAATAATAGAGGCACAAAAGACCAATCCAAAGAACTTTGAAGGAATAATATATCTTTCAAAAAGATGGCGTGGAGAATCCTTGGTAGAAAACTGCAAAGATGCTCCGGAGAAAGCGCAGCTAGGAATACAGGTTCCGTCGAAAGAAGAAGTTAAGAAAATAATGCGCGGAGAAAAAGTGTGTTTCAAAAACAAGCCGACAAGCAAAAAAACTAGAGCTAAGAAAAAAGATAAAACTAAAAATGAAAAGAAGTAAATATTAAAATCCGTTGTCAGGCATTGACGGCGCCTAATTGATTCGGGCGCCAATCGATCCACCCCCTTCTATCTTGAAGTTACCAATTAGTACGCCAAAGGAAAAGATCGTCTATGCATAGAAGTGCAGAATTGTGCATAAATTCGCATAAGCACTTCCACACTGCCGTCCTTCCCGAAGCCCAGCAACGGCGCAGCCTCGCCCCTCCTGCATGAGTGCATAAAAACCGGCAAGTTTAGAGCGCGGGCGGGGCGGGGTGACGATTGCGCGCCAAGGCCTGTGGCCGGGGGTCGTAGGCAGGAGGGCCCCTGTTACTGAGTGCGCATGAAAAAGCCGCCCGAGGTGGGCGGCTGTAGTGCTGGGATGGATGACTACCGGGATGGATCCAGTGGACTACCTTCGCCGCCATCCAGCGAGTACGAACGGAACTGGATAATCTCTTCCCCGACGATCTCGTTGACCTCCTTGAGGGCTTCCTGCAGCGGCTCGAGCTCATTGGCCACGAACACTCTGGCTGCCTTCTCGACATCACCAAAGCCCCCGGTGTTCTGCGGGATGATGCCCATCAACTGTGGCGGGATCCTGTGCCCGGCGAGTTGGTCGTCGCGGGTGATGTTCTTGATGTTCCAGAAGTCATCCTTCGCCGCGACCTCCGAGATGGGGATGATCTGGACACCATCTTTTTTCCCTCCAGGGCTGTAGAAGAACAGGTTGCGGAAGTTGCCCACCCCTTTCGAATCCTTCAGGGCTGTCCGCATGGCATCGATGTCATCCTGGTTACTGGCCGGGTCACTCACGTACATCACAAACCCGGCGTGGCTGCCGTTGAGGAAGTACCGGCGGCGAAATAGTGTGGCATTCTCGTTGAGCCATGCACTCTGCAGACTGCCGATGTAGTCAGGTACGCCATAGATGGCCTGGTCGACGTCGGGCTCGAGCAGGTGAACCACCCTCCCCTTGGGCAGCTCGGTGCGGTCGATGTAGTTCGGCACCCACCAGTACCGGTCGGCATTGGGTCCTCCACGACGCATGTACTTGGCACGCAGGTGACGGAATGGCAGCAACTTGCCCAACCTGCCGCGCACCTCCTCAAGGTAGCCGTTGCCGAATACCAGATAGTCGAGTGCCAAGCCGCTGAACGACTGGCGGCCCAGCAACGGGTGCGGCTTGAAGGTGCGCAGCAGGATATTGCGCTTTACCTGCAGCGCCGATCCATGGTGCGCCGTCGCACGATAGCTCTTGGCGAGGATCTCCAGCGGGATCGGTGGCTCGTACCACTCATCCGGAGTGAGCAGCAGCCCTTCATAGAAGATGTCTCGCATCGAGGTCACCGGCTCGGCATCGCCGAAGGTGAAGGCTTCGGCCTTTGGCGTACTCGGTGCCGGCTGGTGGCGGTACCCGGATGGCACACGGATACGGGGTTTGGCGGCTGTCTCGCTCATTCGGAAAACTCCACTACGGATTGGCCGGTGCCCTGGGCGGGCCCGTCGATAGGTTCGTGACTGAGGGCGTGCATGGTGGCCCAGGCGAGGTCAGCGTGACCGGTCGCCTTGCTGCGGCCCGAGGTGTAGGTGTACTGGCGGCCGCTGGCGGTGAGTTCCTTCTTGATGGCCATGAAGCTCTGTGCGAGATCCATCCAACCTGCATCGAACTCGAGGCGGCCTTTACGCATGATCTGTTGTGCCTGCATCACCAGGCGGCCCTTGACGGCTGGGTCGTACCTGAACCGAGTAAGCGTCGGGAACCACTTCTCGACGTGCTCGGCGACCGCTTCGCCCAACCCGGTAACATCAATGCCGATGTGCTCGATGCGGTACCGGTCTCGGAAGCCCTTGATAAAATCGGCCTGAGCCTCGTAGTCCTCTCCCTTGAGTCGGTGTCGCTCGATGATCCGGTGCTTTTCGTCAGCAGTACGCGCCGGCAGCACCACGACGAGCCCGGCACCATCGCCATCCTCGCCGGTGCCTGTGGGGTCGTAGCCGATCCAGACACCAGCATCGCCAGCTGGGCGTGGTGCGAAAGGCCTGTAGTCGCTCCAGACTTCCCAGCTGTCGACCATGCAGGGATGTACCAGCGCCAGGGGAAACGCCGATTGACTGTCGTCGACGAACTGGCACATGAGCAGATTGGCGAATTCCTCGTCGCTGTACTCGAGGCGCAGCTGCTCGAGGTCGAACAGGTCACAGCCACCGGCAATGGCGTCCTCGACGGTGACGATCTGCCGCCACTGGCCATCCGGACACACCAGACCTCTCGCCAGCGCTGTGTGGGAAACGTCGAACTCGGCCCGGTCCTTCTTCGCCCGGCGCTTGTTGAACATCTCACCCGACCAGAACGGATAAGCCTCATGTCCCAGGCTGGATGGCGTGCTGAAGTACGTCTGGCGCCACTTCTTGTGCATGGCCATGCCGCTGGTGACCTTGCGGAACTCGGCAAAGCGATGGATCCAGAAGTACTCGTCGAGGTAGACGTCACCGTGATACCCCTGAGCGGTCTTGCTGTTGGTACCGAGAAAATGCAGCTCGGCACCGTTGTCGAGCACCAAGGGATCGCCCTTGAGTTCAACGTCGGTGACTTCCTTGACGAACTGGATGATGTAGTTCTTGAAGATGTGCGCCTGGGCCTTCGAGGCACTCAGGAAAATCTTGTTTCGCCCTGTCTCTAAGGCGTCAACGATGGCTTCACGCGCGAAATACCAGGTAGCCCCGATCTGGCGTGATTTCAGGATGTTGCGAATACGGTGTTTTTGCCCGGCATCGTGCCACTCGACCTGATAGTCGAAGAGCGAATCCAGAAATGCTGCTTTCAGCGCCTCGACCTGTTCCTCATCGAGGTAGTTTCGCCGTTGCTTCCGCTTCCGGGGTGCATCGTTCCGGGCCTCAATGTTCGGGTTGAGATCCGATTCACGTCCGCTCTCGCTGTACTTCCTCACCCGAGCTAGCCGCTCGAGCTGCCGACCGAGCAGGTCGATCTCCTTGTAATCCTTCCCCTCCTTGTCGGGTTTGGCGATCAACTGAACCAGCCGCGCCTCGAGCGTCTGCTCGACACGTTCGATGGGCGCGGCCGCTTCCCAGTTGTCGCGTGACTTCCAGCTGTGAACCGTGGCGGGTTTCTCGCCAATGTGCTCGGCAATGCGCGCCACTCGCCAGCCCTGCCAGTAGAGATGGCGGGCCGTCAGCCGCGGGGATTCGTTGAGGTCAGGAGGCATCGTAGTCATGCCGCCAGCCTACCCTCGAGTCCCTTCCAACCAATCAGGCTGTTGTTGTAGATCGCGGATTTACAACGCCGGTTTGTTGAGTCATTCGACGGGCACGCGGAACCTGACGGCAACATTTGCCCCGTACCCAGTCGAGGAAGTCACATGCCCTGGTTCCGAGTCGCCACCGAAGGCGCAACTACAGATGGCCGAGAGATCTCACGCGATCAGATCGAACAGATGGCGGCCAATTACAACCCGAAGAAATACGGTGCCCGAGTGTGGATGGAGCACATGCGCGGCCTGTTTGCCGACGGGCCCTTCCCTGCCCTGGGTGACGTCAAGGCTGTGAAGGCCGAGGAAGTCGAGGATGGAAAGCTCGGTTTGTTCGCCGACATTGATCCGACCGACCAGCTCAAGGAGATCAACGGCAAGCGCCAGAAGGTCTATACGAGCATCGAGATCAACCCGAGCTTTGCCGACACCGGCGAAGCCTACCTCGAAGGGCTCGCCGTCACCGACTCCCCGGCCAGCCTGGGCACCGAGATGCTCAAGTTCTCACGCCAGGCAGGCAAGGATTCACCTCTCGCGGCGAAGAAGCAGCACCCCGAGAACGTCTTCAGTGAAGCTATCGAGATCGAATTCGACTTCTCGCAAGTCGAGCAGGAAGACACCGGCCCCACGCTCGCGGAGCGGGTCAAGACCATGTTCAAGCGCCATGACGCCAAAACGGGCAAGGGCTTCGAGGCTTTCCGCAAGGAGTTGGAAGAGACGCTCGAGCTGTTCGTCCAGCGACATCAGGACATGGCCGACGAGCTCGAACGCCGCCCGAGTGCCGAAGCCTTCACGGAGCTCAAGGAAGCGCACGAAGCCACCCAAGCCAAGCTAGACGAGCTCTACACCAAGCTCGACAACACCCCGGACACCCCGAATCGCGGAGCCGCCACCGGCGGTGGTGACGCCGTACTGACTGACTGCTAATAAGGACCGCCGCCAATGCGCAACGATACCCGTATCGCCTACAACAAGCTGCTCGATCGCGTTGCTCACCTTTCCGGGGTGCCCAGCGCTGCCGAGAGCTTCTCCGTCGAACCCAGCGTGCAACAGACCCTGGAAAGCAAGATCCAGGAATCAAGCGCTTTCCTCGGCCTGATCAATATCATCGGCGTAGATGATCTGAAGGGTGAAAAGATCGGCCTGGGCATCAGTGGTCCCATCGCTGGCCGTACGAATGTCGACCAGAACGATCGTCAGCCGCGCGACCTCACTACGATGGATTCGCAGGGCTACGAGTGCTTCTCGACCGAATACGACACTTTCCTACGTTGGAGCAAGTTGGATGTCTGGGCCAAATTTGCCGACTTCCAGACCCGGGTGCGGAACGCCATCATTCGGCAACAGGCGCTCGACCGCATCATGATCGGCTTCAACGGAGAGACAGCGGCTGCCGAAACCGACCGTATCGCCAACCCGCTGCTGCAGGACGTCAACAAGGGCTGGCTCCAGCACTACCGCGAGCGGGCCGAGGCTCGGGTGCTGGCAGAAGGCACCAACGTGGGCGAAGTTCGCGTCGGCCCCGGCGGCGACTACGCCAACCTCGATGCTCTCGTGTTTGATGTGGTCAACGAGATGATCGACCCATGGCACCAGGAGTCCACCGATCTGCGCGTCATTTGTGGTCGCAAGATACTCGCCGACAAGTACTTCCCCATGCTGCAGGAGCACGCTGGCACCCCGACCGAAAGTCGCGCCCTCGACATGGTCATCAGTCAGAAGCGCATGGGCGGTCTGCAAGCGGCTCGGGTGCCCTTCTTCCCCGACGGTTCGCTATTCATCACCATGCCGGAAAACCTTTCCATCTACTGGCAGCGCGGCAGCCGCCGTCGCTACATCAAGGAAAAGCCTGAGCGTAAGCGAGTGGAGAACTACGAAAGCTCCAATGACGCCTACGTTGTCGAGGATTTTGGGGCTGGCTGCCTGGTCGAGAACATCGTATTCGGCGACTGGTCAGCGTAAGGAGCCAATCATGCACAGCCCTGCCCGAAAGCATTATCAGCGCGTCACCGCCGCGAACGCGGCGGGTGACGCTGCACCCGGCCTGCCTCAGACCGGCCAGCAGTACGAGTTGTTTGCCGCCGCTCTTTGGGAGGCTCGCCAAGCCCTCAAGGGCATCAAGTCCGTCGAGGCCAAGGTTGCCCGCAAACGTGAGTTGCTGCCTCAGTTCGCCCCCTATGTCGATGGTGTGCTATCGGCAGGTGCCGGCGCTCAGGACGATGTTCTGGTGACCGTCATGCTCTGGCGTCTGGATGTCGGAGATATCGCCGGTGCACTGACTATCGCCGAATACGCCATCAAGCATGGTCTCGACACCCCTGATCGCTTCGAACGCGACACCGCCTCGCTGGTGGCGGAACAGGTCGCCGAGGAAGCCCTCAAGCAATTGCAGGCCAGCAAGGGCGAAGCTGGCGGCAGTGACAACAGCGAGGAAGCGGCTCATCTGGTCATGCACCTGGTAACCGCCGAGGCGCTGACACGCGACGCCGATATGCACGACCAGGTGCGAGCCAAGCTGCACAAGGCGCTCGGTTACGCCTACCGCGACAAGGGCAATAGCATCGACGAAGCGCTCAAGCATCTTCGTCGTGCTCTTGAGCTCAACGACAAGGTCGGCGTGAAGAAGGACATCGAGAATCTGGAGCGCCAGGCCAAGCAACAGAACGCAGGAGGCCAGGCCAACGCCTGACCACTCAACCGAGTCGCACGCCGACCCCAAGGGGGCGCCGGGGGAGATCGGACCACGGTCCCACATCGTAGATCCCGGCCCACCCCCTTCCTACAGAGGCTGCCATGTCACTCATCGCTGCTGGTTACAACTCGGAGCCGACTCCGGCCACCCCGCTCGACAATAACGGCTTCTGGCCTCAGATAGAGCCGGCCGACTTTCGAAAGGCCGAGCGCATCATCGACGCGATCACCAATGAGCGTGTCGAGTATGCATTGCGCGTGGCCATGGCGGACATCAACCGCCAGCTCCGGACATGGCAAGCCGAGCAACAGGAGAACGGCGCCGCCACCATCGAGGACGCGACACCCCCGAACTGGCAGGCACCCGGCATCTATCCATTGCTGTATCGACGCGCCGTCTACGCCACTGCGCATGCATCACTACTGGAGCGGTACCGCGAAGTGTCGGCGACCAACTCTGGCGACGAGCGTGGGGAAGTAGCGGATCTGGCTGCTGATGACTACCGACGAGATGCTCGCTGGGCTGTCGCGGAGATCCAGGACCGCAACCATACCGTCGTGGAGCTGATCTAGTGCGCACCGTGCGAGCGAATCAAGGCGAGACCCTCGACCAGATCTGCTATCGCACCTTCGGCAGTACTGCCGAGGTGACCGAGCGAGCACTGCGGCTCAATCCGGGCCTTGCCGAGCTCGGGCCAGTACTGCCCGAGGGCACACTCATTCTGCTGCCCGAGACCGAGCCGACCACCCGTCGGATTGACACCGTACAGCTGTGGACATAACGCAGAGGAACACCATGACAGACCCCAATGTAATCGCAGCTGGTACTGCAGGCCTGACAGCCGCTGTTATTTCCCAGATCCCCGGTATCGATGCCAACGCTGTCATTGGAGCCTTCTGTGGCGCACTGCTGTTCTCTGTGAGTGCCAAAGGGCTGTCGCTATGGGTACGCCTCGTCTATCTGCTGATTTCCTTCGTCATCGGATATCTCGGAGGACCCGCCATCCTCGGTTCATATCTCGAACATAGCGCTGCCTCGGCATTCGTTGGCGCCACCATTGCGGTGACAGCTGGGCTGAGAGCCATTGAAAGCGTCAGAACGCTTGATCTGAGATCCTGGCTGGGAGGAAAGAAATGACGTTCACGGATATTGCTGTTGTTGCAGCCGTCATCATCCTGCTGCGACTCATCACCTATCAGCGACGAGGTAGCCGGTATCGGCCAGGGATTGCCTGGCTCGCATGGTTGATGTCCTGCATCAGCGTCATCGTGATTGTGAAGCTCCCCTTTGTCGCACTACCTAGCCCCGTGACAGCTGCCGTAGCAGCTTCAATGGGAGCCCTCGCCATCCTGCTGCTGCGCCATGGCGGCAACCTTGCCCACCTGCTGCGCTCTCTGCATCTGATCCGGAGGCACTGACCATGACATTATCCATGCCTATCCCTGTCGCCTTGCAGACCCGCTCACTGTTCATCAGTGCGGGACATTCCATGACCGACCCCGGAGCCGTAGGCAACGGTCTGAATGAAGCGGATATCGTGCTGGACTTCCGCGACCGGCTTTATGAGTTCCTGGCTGACCGGATAGTGCTGGCCCGGGACGGTAAACCTGGCATCAACCTGCCTCTCCGTCAGGCATGCGAGATGGCCAAACGCCACGACATCGCTGTCGAGTTCCACTGCAATGCTGCTGAGTCATCCAGTGCCACCGGTACCGAAACGCTGTCCGCGCCATCGGATGACGAGTTCGGCGATCAACTCTGCACCGCCATCGCTGACACCTTGAACATCAGTAATCGAGGCGACAAGGGCGAAGGCGATGGCCAGCACTCACGTCTCGCATTCATCCGTGCAGGCGGAGTGATCGTCGAGCTGTTCTTCATTACCAACTCACGCGACCTTGCTGCCTATCACGAACATCTCGACGCCCTTGTTGGAGCGGTTGGGCGGGTGCTCATCAGCCGTGTTTGTGTCTCTGATCACGAGGCCGCAGCCGCATGACCCGCGTGCAGCTCGCCATCGGCACAGGACTGCTGATCGTCAGTGTCGCGGTGGGCTGGTATTCGCGCGGCTGGCTCGAGGACAGTCAGCGCCTCACGGCCATGCAGGCCGCCGAAGCAGCCATCGCTGCCGCCATGGAACGAGAGTCGAATATCGCGCGCCGTGTGGAGGAACGGCTGGCCGAGCTGCAGGCCAGCGAACGTGTCATTGATCGAGGAATCATTCGTGAGGTCGAGAAACCTGTCTACCGTCGTGTGTGCCTTGAGCCTGATGCTATCCGCCTGCTCAACCACGCCGCCGCCGGCACCATCCCCGATACAGCAGACACTGCTGACCCCCTGCCCGTCGGCACTGCCACCACTGACTGACGGCACCGGCGGTGATGTTGCGCTGACCATGTCTGCCTGGGCCAGCCAGTATCAGCGCTGTGCCACACGGCATAACGGCCTCATCAACGCACTGGAGAAGCACCCATGATCAAGCTGCAGTCGCTACGTGAGCACCTGCTTGCCAGCATTCCCGCCTTGCGCCAGGGACCAGAGCGCCTGCTGACGTTCATCGAGCGCGGTGCCATCCAGTTCTCTCGGGGCCAACACCTGACGCACCAGTATCGGGTACCGGCGCGCATCATGATCACAGACCTGGGCGGCTCAATTGACGTGGTGATGATCCCGTTGCTGCAGTGGCTCTCCCACTATCAGCCAGATCTAGATCCCGATGAGGCCGTGCGCTTTGATGCCGAGCTACTGGCCAATGATCGATGGGATCTCGCCATTGAAGTCACCCTCACCGAGCGCGTGGTGGCCAGGGTCAACTGTGATGAGGGCAGAATCGAGAGCGAGCACCGCATGCCCGAATTCCCGATCGATGCTTGTCCCGCAAAGCACTGGGCGCTCTATGTGAAGTCCCCCGGCGATACCGACCACCAGCTGGCCAGTGAGTGGGACTCCCCGAATGGATGACCTGCAGAGTCTGGAAGAGTGGGTTGCGCCGCTGCTGGAAAAGCTGACGCCGAAGGAACGCCGCAAGCTGGCCCGCACCATTGCCACAGCATTGCGCCGCCGCCAGCGTGAGCGAATCGCAGACCAGCAAAACCCCGACGGCAGCGCCTACGAACCTCGCAAGCCAAGAAGCCAGGCTGGCTTTGTCCGTCGGCAGCCGATGTTCATGAAGATCCGCCAGGCCAAGTACATGCGAACCAGGGCAGCCCCCAATAGTGCCGAGGTCAGCTTCATGGGGCGGGTGGCACGCATCGCCCAGGTTCACCAGAAGGGATTACGGGCTCGCGTTCAGTCTGGTGGACCATCCTACGACTACCCCCAGCGCGAGCTACTCGGATATAGCGAGGAGGACCAGCGCTTCATCCGGGATATGGTCATCGACCACCTCACGTTGTAGATCGGCCTTTTACAACGTCCATCGCTGGAGTGCTCAGCGAACGGCGGGGGAACATCCTCGCATGAACAACACCGCCGAACTTCTCCGCCTGATCAACAACCTGATCCGCTTTGGCACCATCACCGAGGTGGACCATGACGCTGCCCGAGTACGGGTAAAGATCGGCGAACTGCTCACGACATGGCTGATCTGGCAGGAAGGCCGGGCAGGGACAACGCGAACCTGGTGCCCGCCGACAGTGGACGAGCAGGTCATTGTGCTGTCTCCCGGTGGAGATCTTGCCGCCGCCGTAGTGCTGACAGGGCTATTCCGGACTCAACACCCGGCGCCCAGTAACAGCCCCGACCTCTTCCATGCCGTTATGCCGGATGGTGCCAGCTTCGAATACGACCACGCAGCCAATCGGCTGCATGCCGTCACCGGGCCGAGCAGCATCACCATGGACCGCTCTCGCATTCTGCTTTCCACCAACGGCAGCACCCTGGAGATGGACGCCGGCGGCATTCGGCTGAATGGCTCACGCATCGACCTGAACTGAGGACACCCATGCCAGCGATTACACGCAAGGGCGACACCTGTACCGGACATGGCAGTTTCCCGCCACGCAACAGCACAGGCGGCAGTAGCAACGTCTACGTCAACGGCAAGGCCGCTCACCGGCAGGGTGATGGCTGGGCCACTCATTGCAACGACCAGCCCACCTGTCACGGCGGTGCTCTGGCATCCGGGTCGGGCAGTGTGTTCGTCAACGGCAAACAGCTCGGTCGTATCGGAGATCCCGTCAATTGCGGGTCTTCTGTCGCAACCGGCAGCAGCAATGTCCATGCAGGGGGCTGACCCATGGCCGGAATGAACGCCACCACCGGGAAGGAACTGGATGGCCTCGAGCACATTCGACAAAGCGTGAGTGACATCCTCACCACGCCCATCGGCTCGCGTGTCATGCGTCGAGACTATGGGTCTCTGCTGCCCGAGCTGATCGATGCCCCGCTCAATGGCACCACCCTGCTGCAGGCCTATGCGGCCACCGTCATGGCCATCATTCGATGGGAACCGCGGATCCGCGTCACCGCCGTTCGACAGCAGGTCAGCACGGAACAGCACGGCGCCGTTACGCTGGAGATTGAAGGTCAGACATTGGTCGGTGATCCGGTGACGCTAGAGATTCCGCTATGAGCAGCCCAATCGACCTGTCACAACTTCCCTCTCCGGACGTAGTCGAGCAGATCGACTATGAAGACATCCTGGCTCAACTGTTGGAGGACCTCGAGGCACGCTTCCCCGAGTTCGATGTGCCCGCTGAGTCAGACCCGGCGTTCAAGATCCTGGAGGTCAGTGCCTATCGAGAGATGCTTGTGCGACAGCGAGTCAATGAGGCGGCGAGAGCGGTGATGCTCGCCTATGCCGAAAAGAATGACCTCGACAACCTCGGCGCTCTGTTCAATGTCGACCGGTTGCAGATCTCGCCCGGTGATCCGGCGGCTGTCCCCCCAGTGCCACCGAGTTTCGAGAAGGACCCCGACTTCCGCCGCCGCATCCTGTTGTCACTGCAGGGGTTGAGCACTGCAGGTCCAGAAGGTGCGTACCGATACCACGCATTGTCTGCCGATGGTGGTGTACTCGATGCCAGTGCTACCAGCCCCACTCCCGGCGACGTCGTAGTGACAGTCCTTGCTCGAGAGGGGGATGGCACCGCAGACCAGCCATTGCTGGATGCTGTCGAGGCTGCCGTGAACGCTGAGGAGGTCCGTCCACTGACGGATCACGTCACGGTGCAGGCCGCCGAGATTCTTCCCTACACCATCGATGCCACCATCTACTTTCAGCCTGGGCCTGACAGCCAGGTCGTGATGGAAGAGGCGGAGAAAGTCGCAGAGGCGTATGCGACCGAGCAGCACCGGCTGGGACGCGATGTCACCCTTTCGGGCATCTATGCCGCTCTGCATCGCAGCGGCGTCCAGCGAGTCGAACTGGCCAGCCCCATCAGCACCATCGTCGTGAATGACCAACAGGCCAGCCACTGCACCGCCATTGCGTTGACCAATGGGGGTGTCGATGAGTGATCGCAGTCTGCTGCCACCGAATGCCACGGGCCATGAACGTGCCATGGCCGACACCATGGCACGTATCTCGGATGTCCCCACCTCACTGCGTCCCCTATGGAATCCAGATACCTGTCCGGTGGAGCTGCTCCCCTGGCTGGCATGGACCATGGGACTGGATGCATGGAAGCCCTACTGGAGCGAAGCCATCAAGCGCGAACGCATCCGGCAGGCTGCCGAGATCCATCGTCGCCGAGGCACGGTCCAGTCCGTTCGCCGGGTGGTCGAATCGTTCGGCGCCGGAGTGGCCATCCGGGAATGGTGGCAAACCATCCCTCGCGGCATACCACACACCTTTGAACTGGTGCTCACCGTGCGCGGTGAGACCAACAGCGCTGAGCTGCAGGAAGACATCGTCCAGGAAGTCACTCGAGTAAAGCCAGTTCGCAGCCACTTCACCTTGATCGCTGGCGTTTCCGCCGAGGGAGGCATCGGCCTCTACGGCGCGGCTCGTCCCGTCATCTATCGCCGTATTCAGACCGAGGAATGACATGGCACTGAAGATCACCATCACCGATGCCGGCCGTGCCGAGATCACGAATGCCGAGAACACCGGAACCGCTCCCGTTACCATCACCCACATTGCACTGGGCGCCGCCGGATATACTCCGGATCCCTCACAAGCCGCGTTGCAGAGCGAGGTAAAGCGTGTCTCCAGCATCGCGGGAGAAGTCGTCGCGGATGACACCATCAGTGTGACCGCGAAGGATGAGGGTAGCGATACCTACACCGTCCGGGAGTTCGGGTTGATCACGGAGCACGGCACCCTGTTCGCCGTCTATGCACAGACTGACCCGATCATAGAGAAGGCAAGCCCTTCGACCCTGCTGCTCACCATCGACGTCATCCTCGCTGACCTCGATGCGTCCAGCCTGACTTTTGGAGACATCAGTTTCAGCAATCCACCCGCCAGTGAGTCCGTCGCCGGAGTGGTGCGCTTCGCGGATCAGGCTGAGGTTAACGCCGGTAACGTAACCAACAAGGCCATCACCCCGAAAACTCTGGCGGGTCGCACAGCAACAGACAGTCGCTCGGGTGTTATCCAGATCGCCTCACAGGATGAGGCCAATGCGGGTAGCAATCTGACACGAGCCCTGACACCAGGCCGGGCTCAGGTGGCCAATGATGCCCGCTACTTGCGTCGGCAGCAGAACCTGGCGGATCTCGTCAACAAGTCTCAAGCCCGCGACAACCTTGGCCTCAGCGAGACGGCCACCACTGGCATGATGACCACCCCGACAGACAACACTATCGGTCTGCTGGTGAGGATCGTCAGCGATGAAGGCTTTTTCGGGCTGGGTAGCACCAGATCTCCAGCCGTTGATGACTGCAACAGCATTCCGGCGAATGGGTTCTATCGCCTCCACGGATCCACTGCCAATGCATGGGCAGGCCAGTCCAGCGGTGATGGTCTGATTCAATGGTCATGGGATAGCACCGTGCGTCACCAGATTGGTGTCGCTCGCACGAACAACGGCCAGCTCTGGTATCGTTCATCCTACAACGGCACCTTCTCGCCCTGGCAGCAGGCCGCCTCGAGCTCGACCACTATCACGGCAGGCGATGGCCTCACTGGTGGTGGAGACCTCACCGCTGATCGCACGATCAGGATGGGTAGACCTAGTTCACTCAACGGTGGCACCAAAAACGACGCGAGTGGCTGGACTCACACTCATTTTATCGACACGACCTCCAGTCGTACCAGCAGCAGTACCACAACATTGCTTGCAGCAGCGGCAATGAACAATCACCGCACAAGCGGTGATCACGATGACCGATATACCCAGCCGGGACAATATGGCTGGGGCACCGCGTTTTCTAGCTACACGGATCCGATGACTGGTGGTTGGGGGAAGACCTCATTCAATGCCCTCGAGGTGCCATCCGGAATCTACTATGCCCATGATGTTGTTGGTGGACGTCCCAACGGACATATGACGGAAGCAGATTCCGGTACCTTGCTACACCGCCAGATCGGCCATACCGGGATGCAACTGTTCCTCAGTCGATATCCGCAATTCTCCAACCGGCTGTTCTTCCGGAGCCGCACCGGTGGTGAATACCACGAATGGGCTCGCGCCCTGGCAGTAACCGGCACGGGGCGACCCTTCACTGTTGGCAACATCAACTACATCGATGAAACGGGTCTCTACCGCATTGAAGGCAGCACGCTGAATGTTCCTTCCGGCATCGGGTCTGGATCGATACTTCTACATGTCTGTTGGGCCGATGAGGGAGCCAGCAGCGCAGCTACGCAGTTGTTACTGGGCTACACAACAGGCCGACTTCTACAGCGAGCGCGAAATTCATCTGGTAACTGGACCTCATGGTCGGAGTATGTCCCCGATAGTCGAGCTATAAAGACCGGAGATCACCTTACTGGAGGCGGAAATCTTGGCAGTGATCGCACACTTTCGCTTGAGTTTCGTGCCGACAAACCGATCTATGACAACAATGGAAACAGGCGAGCCTACTTTGGTTCAGGTAACAACGACCTCTCTCAGGTCGAGTTCCAGGCTGTCCGAACAAAAGGCGCCATATTCAGGTTAAAAGACGGAAACGGTGTAACTCGGTTTTCAGTAGACATGGCCACTGGCCGCATCAATGTCGGCGATATTCCCTGGTCGCTTGTATCGGACGTTGACATCACCAGGTTCTTCACCGGTGGTAATCAGTCGTTGGCCAATAATGGGTACCAGATCCTGCCTGGTGGCCTGATTCTACAATGGGGGGTGATCGATAAAGGTAGCATCCAGGACGTTGATGTCACTTTCCCGATCCGTTTCCCCAGGAATGTGCGTTCGGTACTTATCACCCACCGAGGCACTCAGGCGAACTATTACAGTGCTTTTGGTCACTCAGCCTCCGGGTTCACTTCGCGTCTGCATGCCAGCGGTGGGCATGTCGCTGACTGGATCGCCATCGGCAACTGAGGACACCATCATGCATTACAGCTCAAGCACAAACACCTTCTATCCCGACGAACTGCAGGAAGCCTATCGGGTCGCCGGCTCCTGGCCGGAAGATGCTGTCGCGGTTACCGATGAGGAATGGCAGGTCTACAGCATTGGCCAGCCTCCGGCAGGGCATCGGCGTAGTGGTGATGAGAACGGGCACCCCGTCTGGGTTCCAGAAGATCCCGTGCCACTGGAAGAGCTCGCCATGGCCAAGCGCGCCGAGGTCGAGGCTGACTTGGAGGCCGAACTGGCGAAGGGCATGCCCTGCACCATGCCCAATGGAAAAGACGATGTGGTGCAGATACTCACTGCAGATCGACAGAACCTGCTCGGGCTGGCCATTGAAGCACGGGATCTCCAAGCGGCAGGTGTCACTGACGCTACTCAGGAGTTTCGCGCAATGTCTAACATCCAGTACCCGATGAAGCCCGCCGAGATGATCGCCTTGACGGACTCCGCTTTGGGCCATTACAGAGCGCTGTTGAATAAAAGCTGGACTCTCAAGAATGCCATCGACGCAGCGTTGGCGACCGAAGACCGGAATGCCATCGAAGCCATTACCTGGTAACCCATCCTGCTCTCCTCCCAGCCCGCCATCCGGCGGGCTGTTTTGATTCAACTCCTGCCACCCGTTGTAAATCGCCGATCTACAACCGCCATCGCTCGCCCCCCTGTCGCCGAATGGGCAAGCATGTCCCCACGCATGCTATCGCCAGTTCTACGCCCTGCAGGAGCCAAAATTCATGAGCGATTACCATCACGGCGTCCGCGTCGTCGAGATCAACGAAGGTACCCGACCGATCCGCACCGTATCCACTTCGGTGATCGGCATGGTGGCGACAGCCCCGAACTCAGCGCCAGGCGTGTCAGCGTCCATGACACTGTCCAACGCCGCATCAAACACCAGTATCACTTACACCGCAGCGGAAGCCGGCACCAGTGGCAATAACATTCGCGTGCGTTACAACGACCCTGGTACCGCCTCGTCCGAACTCGATATCACTGTTGCTGGATATGACATCAGCGTCAGCCTTGCTACCGATGTCGAAGGGTTAGTGATCAGTACCGCAAGTGAAGTAGCGGATGCCATCAATGCCGCGCCGGAAGCCCGTGCTCTGGTCACGGCGATGGTCACCAGCGGATCTACTGGAGCTGGTGTGGTGACGGCTGCCTCCTTCTCCAGCCTTACTGGTGGTGAGGACGAGCTGTTTCCCCTTGATACTCCGGTCCTCATCACCGACCCGCGTGGCGCCGCTGGCAAAGCCGGTAACGAAGGTACGCTGGCCCGTGCGTTGGACGCCATCGCGGATCAGACAAAAGCCATGGTGATCGTGGTGCGCGTCGCGGATGGCGCCAATGCCGATGACACCAAGACCAATGTCATTGGCGGTACCGATGCCAGCGGCAAGAAAACCGGCATGCAGGCGTTGCTCGCGGCCGAGCAACGATTCGGGGTCAAACCTCGCATCCTCGGTGTGCCTGAGCTGGATGATGCCGATGTGGTCAGCGAGCTGATCGGCATTGCCCAGAAGCTGCGCGCCTTTGTCTACGCCAGTGCCGGTGACAGTTCGACCAAGGAAGAAGCTGCCATGTACCGCGAGAACTTCGGGGCTCGCGAAGTCATGGTGATCTGGCCGGACTTCACCGGTTGGGACACGGCCACCAGCAGCACGCGCAACCTGTCTGCTGTGGCTCGCGCCCTCGGCATGCGTGCGAAGCTGGACAACGAGATTGGCTGGCACAAGACCTTGTCCAACCAGCCGGTCAATGGTGTCACCGGAATCTCTGCCGACGTGTTCTGGGATCTGCAGGATCCGGCCACCGATGCGGGTTACCTGAACAGCCACGAAGTCACCACCCTGATCAACCGCGGTGGATTCCGCTTCTGGGGCTCTCGCACCTGCACTATCGATCCACTGTTCGCTTTCGAGAACTACACCCGCACCGCGCAGGTGCTGGCCGACACCATCGCCGAGGCACACCTCTGGGCGGTCGACTTGCCGATGCACCCGTCACTGGTCAAGGACATCGTCGAAGGCATCAACGCCAAGTTCCGTGAGCTCACCCGTCGTGGCTACATCCTCGGCGGTGTCGCCTGGTTCGATCCGGAACTCAACAGCCCCGAGGTGCTGAAGGCCGGCAAGCTCTATATCGACTACGACTACACCCCGGTGCCACCCCTCGAAAACCTGATGTTCCAGCAGCGCATCACCGATCGCTATCTGCTGGACTTTGCCGACCGCGTCGCCGCCGCCTGAGCCCCAAGGAGACTGAACGATGGCACTTCCTCACATCCTGAAAGACTTCAACCTGTTCGGTGACGGCCACAACTGGCAGGGCAAGATCCCGACACTCACCCTGCCCGAGCTGTCGCGCCGTATGTCCGAGTACGAAGGCGGTGGCATGGATGGACCGGTCGAGGTCGATCTCGGTCAGGAGATGATCGAGTTCGAGTGGACTGCTGGTGGCATGCTCGCCGAGGTCTACGACACCTTCGGTTCTCCCATCCATGATGCCGCGATGCTGCGTTTCGTGGGCTCGTATGAATCCGATGAGGATGGCCAGGTCATCCCTGTCGAGATTGTCGTGCGCGGTCGTCACAAGACCATCGCCATGGGTGAGGCCAGCAAGGGTGACAACAACCAGAAAACCGTCACCACCACCTGCAGCTACTACAAGCTGACCATCAACGGTCAGGAAAAGATCGAGATCGACCTGCCGGGCTATGTGTTCCGCGTCAATGGTACCGACCGCCTCGCCGAGCGCCGCCAGGCACTGGGCCTCTGATTCACCACCCCGATCACTCCCCACCAGGGGAAAGCTGAACCATCAGGAGAATGACCGTGGAAGACAACACCGCTACTGAGCAGAAGCCCAAGGCCACCATCGAGTCCGTCGAACTCGACGAGCCGATTACCCGCGGCAAGACCGTGATCAAGGAGATCCAGGTGCGCAAGCCGAAGTCCGGCGCGCTGCGCAATGTCTCCCTGACCGACCTGCTGCAGATGCAGGTCAGTGCGCTGACAACGGTACTGCCCCGAATCACCGAACCGGCCCTCACGGAAGCGGAGATTCGCGAGCTTGATCCCGCTGATCTGGTGCAACTGGGAGGGACTCTCGTCGGTTTTTTGGTACCGAAGAAGACGCGCGAGGCCAACGAGTAGCCCTTCCGGAGTACGTGGATGACGCCATGGCCGATCTGGCCATGGTGTTCCACTGGGGCCCTCCGGAAATGGACGACATGAGCCTCGCAGAGCTCATGGGGTGGCGAGAGCGAGCCCGCCTTCGCTACGAGCCCAACCCATCCCGCAAACCCCGAAAGTGACCCCGACCTGATCCACCTCGCCACAGCAAGGAATCCAGATGGCCAACAAACTCAGTCTGCAAGTCATTCTGGATACGGTGGATCGGGCCACCCGCCCGCTGAAGAAAATCTCCCAGGGCAGCAGTAAAACTGCCGAAGCGCTCAAGGCCAGCCGCGACCAGCTGCGCCACCTCGAGCGCGCCCAGAAGGATCTCCGTGGTTTCCGCAACCTCAAACGGCAGGCCGAAACATCCAGCCGTGCCCTCGAGGAGCAGCAGCAGGAGATCCGTGATCTATCGCGGCAGCTCAAGAATGCTGAGGGCGATACCAGCGCACTGACGCGCAAGCGGGATGAAGCCATCCGCCAGGCACGCCGCCTCAGCCAACAGTACGAGAGCGAGCAACGGCAGCTCCAGCAGCTGCGTACCAACATGACTCGTGTTGATGGTGTGACAGGCAAGTTCAGTGACCAGCAGCGAGAGTTACAGCGACGTATCCAGCAAGCCAACCAGGAGATGCAGCAGCAACAGCGGCACCTGGGAGAGATCGCCCGAAAACAACGTCTCGCTGCCGATGCCTCCCGGCAGTTCCATCGAGGTATGGGCCGAGCAGGGCGCATGCAGGGTGCTGGTGCCGGCGGATTGGCCACAGGCGGTGCCGCACTGTATGCCGGTGCCCGGATGTTGGCACCAGGTATCGACTACGGCGCACAGATGAGTGCTGTTCAGGCGGTTGGCCGATTCGAGAAGAACGATCCCCGCTTCCAGGCACTGAAGGCGCAGTCGCGGGAGCTGGGTGCTTCCACTGCATTCAGCGCTACCGAAGTCGGCGCTGGTCAGGAGTTTCTGCTGCGCGCCGGCATGTCGGCAGAGGCAATCAAGGCATCAATGGGTGATGTACTCAGCCTTGCGCTGGCCAACAACACTGAACTCGGCCGAGCAGCCGATATCGCTTCCAACATTGCCGGTACCTTCAAGATTGATATGGAAGCGGAAGGATCCATGGGGCGTGTGGCCGATATCCTCTCGGGCTCTGCCAGTCGTGCCAACGTCGACCTTGAAATGCTCGGCGAGACAATGAAATACCTTGGTGGCGCGGAAGATCTCGAACTGACCATGGAACAGGCTGCTGCCATGGCTGGCCTGATGGGGAACATCGGTATCCAGGGAAGCCAAGCTGGTACCGCGATGCGTGCGATGATGAATCGGCTTACCGCACCCGCCAAAGAAGGTGCGGACGCAATGGCTGCAATCGGCTTACAGGTCGCCGATGCCAACGGAAATATGCGTGCCATGCCGGATATTCTGCGCGACATCAACGCGGCCACAGCTGATCTCGGCAATGTCGAGAGAAAAGCCATTCTGCAGAAGATCTTCGGCGCCGAAGCCGGGTCCGGTATGGCCGAACTGGTCAATGGCATGAGCAGTGGCAAGCTCGATGAACTCATCGCGTCATTGGGCGAGAACTACGGCGAGAATGCCCGTATGGCCGCCACCATGAGTGACAATATCAAGGGTGACCTCAAGGGACTGGGCAGCGCCTGGGCAGAAATCGGCATCACACTCACCGAGACCAATGAAGGGCCCCTGCGTGGGCTGGTTCAGATGGTGACAGAGGTGATTCGTTCCATTGGTGCATGGATGAACGAAAACCCCGAGCTGACGGCACAGATCGCTACGGCAGTGGCTGGTGTTGTCGGTCTCGTCGCCGCCGGCGGTGCTTTGACCCTCGCGCTGGGCTCATTGCTCGGCCCAATAGTATTGACCCGCTACGGGTTGGAGATGATGGGCATCAAGGGCGGTGGTCTCGGCAAGGTACTCAAGAGTATTGCCACCCGTGCCATCCCCATAGTCATTGGCGCACTGCGCATGCTGGGCGCCGCCGCCATGGCAAATCCCATTCTGGCAATAGCTGGCCTGATCGCGGCTGCTGCACTGTATATCTGGACAAATTGGGAGACTCTCGGCCCCAAATTCATGGCCCTCTGGCAGGGCATTCAGAACATCCTCGGTGCCGCCTGGGAGAGCATCAAGGCGGCATTTGAAGGCGGCATTGCAGGTGTCTCTCGCCTGATTCTCGACTGGTCCCCCGCCGGCCTGATCTGGCGAGGGATCACTGCCGCGCTGCAGCAGCTTGGCATCGATGTTCCGGCCGGATTCACTTCTCTGGGTGGCGCCATCATTGACGGCATGATCGGTGGTATTACAGGCGGGCTGGGTCGACTGGGCGATACCATCACCAACATGGCCGGGAGTGTCGTCAGTTGGTTCAAGGAAAAGCTCGGTATCAACTCACCTTCGCGGGTGTTCGCCGAGTTCGGTGGCAACCTTCTGGAAGGGTTGATCAACGGCATCGACGCCAGTTGGCAGACACTGCGCGATGCCATCGGCAACACGGCCGACGCAGTGGTTGGCTGGTTCAAGGACAAGCTGGGGATCCACTCCCCCTCGCGTGTGTTCGCTGAGCTGGGTGGCCACACCATGGATGGCTATCAGCAAGGGGTGCAGCGTAGCGAGCGCGGACCGCTCGATGAGATTGCTGCCTTCGCGAAGCGCATCACCCAGGCGGGTGCAGGGATCGCCCTCGGAGCGTTGGGCACCACGGCTGCAACTGCCGGAGTGCTGGACACTGCCACGTTTGCTGACGTCCCCATTGATCATCGGCCGCCATTGTCCTCTGTCGGCAGCGGGAATGTGACGATCACTGTTGGAGATATCAATGTCCATCCCGCTCCAGGTATGGACGAGCAGGCTCTGGCCCGCTATGTCGCCGCCGAAGTTCAGCACGCCCTCAAGCGTGCCGCTCGCGAGCAGTCCGCTCGTCGGCGCAGTGCCTTCCACGACACCGAGTAGGAGACGCTCCAATGATGATGGCCTATGGCTTGTTCGTGTTCGCGCTGGACACCGCCAGCTACCGGGAACTCCAGCGCCGGACCTCATGGCGCCATGCACCGCAAAGCCGAGTCGGGCGACGGCCCGCCCGGCAGTTCCTCGGACCTGCAGAAGACACCATTACGCTCACTGGCACCTTGCTGCCTCACTTCACTGGTGGCCAACAGAATCTGGACTACCTGAGAGAGATGGCCAACCAGGGCGCTGCCTGGCCACTTATCGAGGGCAATGGCAGCTACTACGGCCTGTTCATCATCGAAGGCATGAACGAGGGGAAAAGCCACCACATGCGCGACGGTAGTGCGCAGAAAATCGAGTTCGACCTCTCTCTCCAGCGTATCGATGAGGACAGTGGCAATGCCCTCGGCCGACTCGGCAACCTGACCGCCCGGGCGCTGACAGGAGCGCTGGCATGACGGCATGGTTTCTCCAGCAGCAAGGTCGCCCGGCCAGAGTGCCCAGTTACGACATATCACTGGCCGGTCAGCGGATCAGTCCTGAACTTGGCGCCAGGCTGCAGTCTCTCCGGCTGACTGACAACCGCGGTCTCGAAGCGGACCAACTCGATATCGTGCTCGAGGATCACGATGGACGTCTCGACCTACCCACTCGAGGTGCCGAACTGCGGCTCGCGCTCGGTTGGAAAGGTGACGGCCTCATCGACCGTGGCACCTACATCGTCGACGAGGTAGAGCACTCTGGTGCCCCGGACACTCTCACCATTCGCGCTCGCTCTGCTGACATGCGAAAGGATCTCCCCGGCAAGCGTTCGCAGAGCTGGGACAAGATCACCGTGCGCGACATCATTACCACCATCGCCGAACGGCACGACCTTGAACCCAAGGTATCCGAGGGCCTGGCTGGAATCCGCGTGCGGCACATTGACCAGACCGATGAAAGCGACCTACATTTCCTGACCCGTCTGGCCGAGCGCTATGATGCGGTGGCCACGGTCAAGGCAGGAAATCTGCTGTTCATCGCAGCTGGGCAGGCCACCACCGCCGGCGGCACAGAGATCCCGCCGATCCAGCTCTATCGTCAGGTTGGTGACACACATCGCTATTCCGTTACAGACCGCGATGCGTATACCGGCGTAAAGGCATTCTGGAACGACACGGCCGGCGCCGAGCGCAAGATAGTGATCGCCGGGGAAACCGAGAATCTGAAAAGCCTGCGCCCGACCTACGCCAGCGAGAATGATGCCCTAGTGGCGGCCAGCGCCGAGTGGCAACGGCTCCAGCGAGGTGGTGCTGAATTCAGTCTGGAGCTGGCCGAAGGACGGCCAGACCTCTATCCAGAGACCCCGGTGTGGCTGATCGGGTGGAAACCACAGATCGACGCCACGCCGTGGTTGATCACTGAAGTGGTTCATACACTTAATGAAAGTGCCTACACCACGGAGCTAACCATGGAAGTGAAGTTTAACTCGACTAGAGCTAGCTAGGATTCGTAAACTCCTTTCCATTTAGAATATTACAGAAAGTGCGATCTATTGGAATTACTAGTACGCCGCACTATTTATCAAAATTAAGCTATCTTTCCAACGTTGCGATATTAGCCACCTCCGGACAAATATTTTATAATATAAAAATAGCAGAAGCGGCTTTGAATAGGCGCGATTTAGAGATTCTAAGCCACATGTAAGGTGCACAGTTCATCGCAAGTCACTTGCCATATCTGCAGCATCGAAATAAGTAGCCAGCCCTTCACCGTAAACAACGTTTTCATATACAGAATAGACAAAACCAAGATCACTACTATCCATATTATTATATCTACTTTTCAAATCACCCAAAGAAATAGTCAGTGCTTCGACATAAATCTTGGCTATTTCATGGACGGACATATTCTTAGTAATAAAATAAAAATAAAAAGGAGGGAACCTGGCATTAATCTCATCATGTAAATCTTGACTCCATTCATTTCTCATTCGCGAGAACAGCCCAAAGTCCTGATAACGCAACACTGACAAGTAAAACAGAAAGAAAAAGTGTACTCTCGAACTTCTAGCAGTGGCCATTGAACCTCTAAAATGCAGCATAATCTTTTGAACATCCCTTAGAGACAGAGAAAAAGTTTTGCAAATAGCAATAAATTCAGAATGATGCGGCTCAAGATCACCACCTACCGAAAAAACACAATATTTATGTGGAGCCACAACACCATTTTCATTCGCCGGCCACATGGCGCTATTGTGCGACTTATTCCTCAACTCAAAATTCAATTTAATTAAGTTTGAAGCATCAATATTTCCCAAAGACATTTTTGACCAGCCTTCAATGTCATCATTTTTAAGCTGATAAGTGACATCGAAGAACCTTTTTAAGTACCGATGCGAATCAAACCCACTACCATATACAGCTCGAATGGAATGAGCGAGTTGATTGGTATCAGTAGCAATCACGAACTTGCATCCATCGACATCGAAGAGATGTTTTACTCTCTCAAGAAGTTCAATAGCGTACGTTGGACGGCAACGATCAAGCTCATCAATAAAGATGTATATTGGTGCTCTCTCGCCACATTTGTTATATTTTTCTTCTGATACCGCACTAATTAAACCAGAAAGATCAGACTTGAATTCATCAACTACCTCTGATGCTTTAGAACTATTATCAAGTAGTTTAGTAACAGCAGATTCTGCAGCAGAATAACCGGCATCTGTTATCTTATCAGAAACTTCATCGAGGTCGGTTGCCAGTGCTTTTTTTATCAGTCCCTTAAGTAGCAGTTTCCCTACTTCTGGCCCTGCCTTAACAGCTACTTGAGCAGATTTTCTTATAAATCCTGCAGCTGCTTCATTGATTTTTTCTGACACAGGAGATTGGTTAACCAATTGGTCTCTAATAGCTGAAACCAAGTCAAAAAATGGCTCGCCAGAATAGTCAACTTTCCAAGCGTTAAAATAAATCGTCCCCCGACTTTCTAAAAAACCTTCATGCCATTCACTAACAAAATACGTCTTTCCGAACCCCCAAGGCGCATCTATATTCATTACCTTTGCATCATCATCACCATCTAGAAATGTGGTTAAAAAGTCAGCAATAGGCTTTCTATTCAGACGGTCTCCATCCCAAGCACTCATACCTGCCACTCCCCAAGTTCTTTAGGTATTGATCTATGATGAACTACCACTCCACGCACATCGCTCGGTTTGGCAAACATACCTTGTCCGCCACCGGCAGGAATCAGTCGAAAGTTCCCACCAATACGATGGCTGCGGAACAATCGCAATTGTCCCTCAACGTCCATCACGGCCAAGTCCCCATGCTGAATAGGTCGACGTTCATCCACCAACATCAGGTCGCCTTCCTGAATCTCGCCACCGATACCCGCCTCATCGGAGACCTCGACCAGAAAGCACTCTGGCGGAATCTCACGGAAGCCCAGTGTTGAGACACACGGATTGGTAAGGCCCGGAAATGCCGGGCCAAGATAGTCGACTCGCATTCCAGTTTCCTACGAAGAAGCCTGCTCAGAATCAGCCTTTGGAGAAGCGGTAAAATAGTTTCCGTTCTTGCTCCAAAACTGGAGATTGCCTTGGGAGTCAATTACAAAATATTCACCAAATTCATTATTAGGCTTCTCAAGCCTGATGTTTCCATCATCAGTTCTCGATTCAACCATACTGGATGAGCTGGTGCTAAGGTCTGCATAGACCTCATCAATGAACGATTCACCATCTACCTTGTAAGCAACAAGAAGGTGGGGGAATCCTCTACCGATGAACCACGACCCCATTATTTCTTGGTACTCTCCTGCTACATCAAAATCCTGAAGAGCCTTGTACTCGTCAGGAGTAAGTCCAAGGATCACGACGTTGAGAGTGGGATTGTAATGAGTGGTTCCCCAATAGGCGCTGTCTGATGGCTGGCTGTCCAAGCGGTAGCCAATGAAGGTTCGTTCAACCTCTTCGTCATCCATTGCCTTGATCGACCTTCCAATCTCTTCAAGCTGATCTTCGCTCACACGTTCGTGGAGGACAACCTCAACTGTTCGTTTGAATGGAGCATTAACTTGATCGGATATCACTTCATAGTGATTCGATAAATCTTGATGTGTTGATGAGGCTGAATCTACTGACTGGTTGCCTTTATCGTCCTGACCAGTTACCGATGTCTCGCCAGATAATCCGAATGCAAGTGACAAGGCTACCAATCCAGAAAAAAGTCCTAGCACACCTCCCAAAAAGTGCCGAAGAAACGCGCCTTTTCCCATCTTGGCTAGTCTTTTTGAAACGAACCACCACACACCAGCAAAGACAGCGACAAACACCATCAATAGCACGTTGTCATTCATCAGAATGTTCCCTTGCGTAGTTATGCTCTCTATTGAGAGTCTCTGTTTTAATCGGGCGATCTATGTCGCCCTGATCAATATCACGAAATACTACCGATCTTCACCACACACCGCCCGAGCAGCTCGACGGCCATCATCTTGTCCGGGGGGATCATCTCCGGCTGGTAATGGCTATTGTCGCTGATCAACACCCAAGCCCCACCGGCAACCCGCTGTACCCGCTTGATACGCCGTTCGCCATCCACCAGCAGTAGAAAGACTCCCTCCGGGCGATCCGGGCGATCACTGCGATCCACCAGCACCCAGTCACCGTCAGCCAGTGTCGACTCCATGCTGTCGCCACGCACTTTCACGCCAACAATATGGGCGGGGTCTAGCCCCTGGGCAGCCAGCTGTTCTCCTTCGAAATACAGGGTGGACTCAATGTTCTCTTGTTCAAGCGAGCGGCCATCCCCAGCCGCTGCCTCAATGTCGTACATCGAGATAGCACATAGCCCCTCGCTGGGAGATGCGCTGATCGACAAGCCCTGAGACCCGGTTGGTGCGTTTCCTGACTCACGTGGTCCCTTACCGAGAATCAGCCAGTCAAGGCTCACGCCATGGGTCACAGAAAGTGAAATACACTCATCGATAGGTATGGAGCCACGTTTGCGCCAATTGCTCAGAGCACTGGTGGATTTTCCAAAAATTTTTGCCAGCTTGTAGTCAGAGTCAACCTCCAGAACCTCACGCATCCTCTGCATGATCTGGTCAGTGATAGCTAACTTTTCGTGACTATTCGCCGATTCAATAGGCATTATCAATCGCCATAAAGTTGACCAATCCCCATAAAGGGGCATATGCTCCTGAACGTCTACTAGCGTTACACAATGGAGCTTACCCCATGCCCGCTGTTGCGTCTTCCCCCACCCGGAGCCCGCGCGGAGTCACAAAGCCTGTCGCTGCGCGCCTTCTGCCGAATGAGCGTTCTGAACTTGAGTCGTTGGCGGAACGAGAAAGCAGATCTTGTAGTGCCATGCTCCGCCTCGTATTTCTGCGCGGCCTCGAAAGCTATCGCCGCGACACCGAAGTTGCCTCCTGACCCGCAAAAGGAAAGCCGCCATGCATCAGGACACCCGTCGCATCCGTCAGCGCTATGCCGCTATCAACCTTGATGAGTACGAAGCCAAGGTCATCGACGCTCTCGTCGATTACACCGGTATCTCGAAAGCCACGCTGCTACGGCAGCTCGTGCTCAAGGAGGCACTCGAAACACTCGGTGTCAGCGACATCATCACCCCCAATGTCGCTCAGCGTGCCCAGTGAAGGCAGACACAAAAAAGGTCCTCAAGGAGCACCCCATGCCCAAAGAGCTACATCTTGCTCTGGATGCGGAGCTGGAAAGCCACCTGGAAGCTGTGCGCGATCAGCAGGGCCTTGAGTCACTTGACCAGGCTGCCGAATGGCTGATGCGCCGCCGACTACGCAAGGGAACGATCGGACTCACCGGAAGAGGGCGAGCGCTATACCCCATCAACAATCAAGGAGGTAGCCGGTGAGGATTATCTGCCCGCATTGCCAGTCGCGCACCTATACCCGCTCAAGCCGACGACTGGTGCCGGTGCTCACCGATGTGTATGCCCAGTGCACCAACCCCGAATGCGGTTGGGCTGGAAAGTTGCAGGTCGAGGTAGTGCTGACCACCTGCCCCAGTCGCAACCCCAATCCCGAGGTGGATATTCCTCTCGAGCCTCGCAGCCGCCGTGTGCTGCTGGATCAACTACAGCCTCAGATCACCTGACAGCCCTTCTACAGGAGAAACCCTATGAGCACAGTCGTGCCTATTACTGCTGCCCGCCCCCTGCAACTTGACCCAAACAGCATCGCCGGAGAGCAGTTGTGGAAGCTGCGTGGCGAGTCTCGCGACGTGGCACTCGATGGGTGCATCGAGCACCTGATGATCAACCATGACATGACGGAGCGCAGTGCAGAAAACACGGCTATGCGAGAAATGGCTGCAGTAGAGACCATCACCAGCCTGGACAGCATCGATATCAGTGTCACCACTACCAGCACTCTGGTCCTCAACAGAAGCGATGGGTACCGCGTCTTTCTGACGGTTCGTGACCTGCGTGAACTGCTCAAGGGTAAGGGTCTGGTAGCCGGAAACAAGGATAGCGGCCGCCTGTTGCTTCTTTCCCGTCAGTAACCCCTTCCCGATTTCACTACCCCATCCACGCCGTCAGGAGGTGCTGCATGCCAGCTTCAGTACATCAGTTGCCCACTCCGAAAGCGCTGCCGCTCGTCCAGCCTGACCGTGGTGATTGGGGCGCACTGCGCGCCGAGTTGCATAAGCGATGTGCCGATCAGGATCTCGCCGAACTCTGGAGAGACATGGCCCCCGGTGAGCGTCGCACCCTGCTGGCCAGCGCCGCTATTCCTCAAGCTGATCGCGATATCCGGCAGGCCATCGAGGATATGCCCAAGCCCCGTCGGGACGCCATTCGCGCCGCTATCCATCGCATGAGCCAGTATGCCTCTCGCCTTCGCGAGCGAATGGATGGCGAGCGTAAGCACCCGAGTCGCGACCTTGCCAGCCATGCCCGTGAGGCACTGGCCGAGGGCAACACTGAAGGGGCCCTGCATTGGATCTCCATGATCGAGCGAGGCGTGGCATGAAGGCGGTGGAGCAATCCCTGCAGTTCGGCAACCGCGAGTGCCACCTCTGGCGCCAGGAAAACTTCTGGGGGCCGTTGCCCACCCTGGCCGAGGACCTTGCTGCCGGATTCATCTATGTGGCAAACCGTCATGGCAATGCCGCCGGCAATCGCTGGCTTCGTCGCAAAGCCAGTGATCTGGTTGAACCCACACAGACATATCGCCGATTCCAGACGATCGCGAAGGATCTCGAGCAGGGCTTCCACGCTCTGGTGCAGCGCGCCCCGACAACCATCCAGGGGCTGCACGATGGTTGCGCGTGGCTGGCCAGCGTAGAAGAACGCCTCAGCATCGGTGCTTTCAACTGTACCCACGATGACGATGCCCTGGTCAATCACGCCGAGGCTCAGGCTCGCGCCATCGACGATGAGCGCAACCGGCTGATCAGTGGCATTGCCGAGCACAATCGCCGCCAGCGTCTGGGTTTGCTGCCGCCTCCGATGAAGCTGAAGCGGATCTCCGGCAACTCCTTGTCTGCCCAGCACCGCGCCATGGCACGCCTTATCGCCGAGGCCCGCAATCCCCTGACTCCACCTCCGGGCGGCATCCCCCTGATGGCTGTGTTCAAGTGGCAGCCCGCGCCCAAGATGTCGCTCGCGGTGGCCAATGAAATGGCCCTCAACAAGGCCAGAGTTCGTGCTCGCCTGCATGGCATCACGCCGCCGCCAGTGAACGGGCCAGCCGATATACAGCTGGCTCGCCTTACCTGTTCCAACTGGTGGCGTCGCAAGTTGCGCCGTCTCGCGGGTCGACGCCTCGAGCAGGTCCAGCGCGAAGCCCACCGCGTGCACAAGCGTGCTGGCATCTACTGCAGCGACATGACCATCGAGCGTCGCCGCCAGCAGAAGGTGCGTAACCGCGCCCTGCTCGAAACCCTCGAAGCCATCAATCAGGAAGGTCAGACCTACACCCTGGCCGAATTGGCCGAGCTGGGTCTCGCCAACCCGGACCATCGTCGCGCAGAGCTGATGCTCCGGATCCGCGACACAGAAGTCGAGGCGCGCCGGCTTGGTCACGTAGGCATGTTCTACACCGTGACAACGCCCAGTCGCTTCCACCCGGTCATTGCCCGGAGCTGCCACAGGAACCCGAAGTACAACGGCGCCACGCCGCGTGAGGCCCAACAGCACCTGCAGCAGCTATGGGCAAAGGTCCGCGCACGGCTCGCCCGTGAGGAAGTGGGCGTCTATGGCATCCGCGTCGTTGAGCCCCACCACGACGGCACACCGCACTGGCACATGCTGGTCTGGATGAAGCCCGAGGCAGAGGCCACCGTTACCGCAACTCTTCGCGAGTATGCCGAGGAAGCGGACCCCGAAGAGCTGTTCGACCGCTGGGGCAAGACCAATGCCCGCTTCGATGCCAAGCGCATTGACTACACGAAAGGCACGGCCGCCGGTTACGTCGCCAAGTACATCAGCAAAAACATCAATGGCGAACAGTTCATGGACGCGGACAACTACGGCCGTGACATGAATGACAGCGCCCCTCGCATCGAGGCCTGGGCGGCGGTGTGGGGCATCCGCCAGTTCCAGTTCTTCGGCCTGCCGAGCGTCACGGTGTGGCGCGAGATCCGTCGCCTCAATGAGCAGCAGGACGATCATGTTGCTGACTGGGAGGCCGCCACCCGGCCTGACCTATCAGCGTCCGAACGATTCCATGCTATCCGCAAGGTCGCCAATGCCGGCCAGTGGGATCTGTTCCTGCGCCTGATGGGCGGCCCGAACCTGCCCCGGAACCAACGTCCCGTCAAACCCTGGACAGTCCAGCGTATGGATACCAGTCGCCCCGAGTTCAGCCATGCCACTGGTGAGGCCTCCAGCGATATCAAGATGCGCGGCCGCTATGGCGAAGGCATCAAGGCGACGGTTGGTCTGGTGGTCAATTCTGGCCGTGGTTCCGTCTCCGAATACCTCACGCGCGTGTACCGCTGGGAGATTCGCTCCCGCATGGCACGTGCGGAGGGCACCTCGGGACCCGGCGAAGCCGGGGCCCCTTGGACTTGTGTCACTAACTGTACGCAGGTCGATATCACTCCGCGCACGCCGCCGCCGGAAATCCTCCGGGAGCAGGCCGAAAGGTTGGCCGACTGGCTGCGCATCGAGAACGAAAAAGCCGACGAAATCGACCTCGAAGCCCGCTATGCCCGCGCCGAGACGTTCCGGAAAGCCCGGCATAGCCCTATTGCCCGTGAAGCTCTCGCCCAGCGCGGGATCTTCCTCGAACCGGCTCCCGTGGAGCCAGAAGAGTATTTCCCCATCTGAGCAAGGAGAACGACATGCACACACAACATCACACCAGCCACACCGTCCCGCGCGGCGTCCTGCAGGATGCTGGCGAGTTGGCCATCTTGAACGAGGAAAGCGGCCAGGTGCGCCACCGTTTCGCCATGGTTGTTGCCTTCGACAGCGAGGAAGCGTTGCGCAGCGCCCTCGAGGAACATCGCTGCGAGTACCGGGATAGCCAGGCTATCCAGGAGCGCATCCATGAGTGACCGCCTCTACATGGTGCTCGACCCGCTGGGTCGAGCCGACCCCTACAGCACTGCCACCAGCCAGGGCATGGCCATGCAGCGCTTTGCCTCGCGCCGTGCCGGCCGCCCGGTGAGCTCTGCTGTTGCCTGGCTGCTCTGGTTCCGCCTGTGGAGCCGTGGCTATCGCATCGCCTATCACCCCGCTATCCCTGAGAAGGAACTCGCCAATGGCTGATATCGCCGACATCGCCACCGAACTGATGGAACGCCGCATGGAAAGTGCCATGGCCACCTGTCGCATACCGGACACCACGGCTGCCAATGATGAGTGTGAAGAGTGCGGCGGTGAGATCCCCGTCGCACGTCGCAAGGCAGCACCCTGGGCGACCACATGCATTGAGTGCCAGCAGATCATCGAGGAGAAGCGCCGCCATGTCCGATAGATACCGGCCTCCCCTTCGCACGCCACCGCCCAAAGAGCAGAGAGACAGCAACACCATGAATAACGCGAAACCGACAGCGGGCGAGATTACCGAAGCGGTGGAGGAAGTGATCAGGACCGCGAGACTCAAGATGGACGATGAATTGATCCAGATTGCGGTCCTCAAGTCGGCAGCGAGCCAGATCGAGCACATGCTGGCCGCCGAATCGCTGCGCCAGGCAATGTACAACGCGCTGAACAAGCGGGTGTGACCATGACGACTACAGCATGTGATGACCAGTTCGCGCCGGAACCGAGCAACCGTCAACGCCTCGAGGTAACCCAGCAGCTTGACGAATACCCCGTGGGAGGGAGATCACAACTGTCAGCACGGGCACGTCAGACCATTGCGGAACTATGGCGTCAGTGCAGTGAGCTGCGAGCGGAGCGTGATGCACTGGCGGCTCATGTGAAGCGGTTGAAAAGATCGGCAAGCGAGCTGGCGGCATACACCGGTGTTCCGGGTGTTCTGCCTGCTGACACCAAGCGGGCGTATGAAGCGTTCAAGGCCGCACCCGAAACCAGTCTCGCCAAGCACGACGCCGAGTTGCTCGAGAAGGAAATTAACGAGTTCGCCGAGGAGATCTGGACGGAGATGCTGAAGCATCACCGAGCTATCAAGGTCCTGCCACTGAGCATGGCAAGGACTTACCTGGATCGGCGAATGATGGCCGAGGGAGGTAAAGGGTGAATGAGCTGGCTCTTTTCGCGGGCGCTGGTGGCGGAATTCTCGGTGGCCACCTCATGGGGTGGCGAACAGTCTGCGCCGTTGAACGTGATGCCTACGCAGCACAAGTTCTGGCGCAGCGACAGAATGATGGAGCCCTGCCAGCTTTCCCGATTTGGTCTGACGTGTGCAGTTTTGACGGAGCGCCATGGAGAGGCCTTGTTGACGTGGTATCGGGCGGATTCCCGTGTCAGGACATATCCGTTGCTGGGACCGGCGATGGTTTGGAGGGTGAGCGTTCCGGACTCTGGGAGGAAATGCGGCGGATCATTGGCGAGGTACGACCATCACTCGTCCTCGTGGAAAACAGCCCAGCTCTCACTTCTCGAGGGCTCGGCCGTGTTCTCGGCGACCTGGCCGAACTGGGGTTCGATGCGGAATGGGGAGTGCTGGGAGCAAGCGACGTGGGTGCCCCACATCGCCGCAAGCGAATCTGGATTGTGGCCCACACCAACAGTTTACGGGAACCACAACAAGCCAGGAGCCAGCAAGAATGCAGGCTGGGGGTTGAGCAGTGCAGTGAAGCTATGGCCAACACCCACAGCCAGTGCCAGCAAGGGATCCAGTGCGGGAGCCTTGCTGCGAAAGGACGGACGGAGCCGGATCAACGACCGCCTCGATCACAAGATCATGCATTTGGAGGGTGGCCAGTTGAACCCAGCGTGGGTCGAGTGGCTGATGGGGTGGCCCATCGGGTGGACCGAATTAAAGCCCTTGGTAATGGCCAGGTTCCACGAGTGGCAGCGGCAGCATTCAATCACCTGGCCGGACGGGACTGAGGTGGCAGCATGATGAATCAAGAGCAAACGGTGAAAGGGAGGGGCATGGCTCGAGCTGCCGCCATGCTGTGTCGAGATCCGGTCTTCCAGCTTTATCTCGATCGTCGCCGGCGCCACAAGTTTGACCTCACAGAGCAGCAACTGCCCGACGGTACACACAACGAGCAAGATGCCCGCGACTGGCTTGTCGCAGCCTGCAAGATCCAGAGCCGGGCAGAGCTCGACCATAACCGGCAGGCAGAGCAGACCTTTCGAATCATTCGTAACCGTTTCAACCGCTGGAAAGCGAGAAACAAGGAGGCATCATGAGCACAGAGAAAAGCCAACAGGAACTCGATCAGGCATTGTCTGACGCCCTTTCCAGGGTGAGAGCAGGTGTTGATCCTTCCATGGTGGAGTTGCCAGATACGGTGGTGTTTCCGAGACTGATTCCAGCGATGCCAGCCACTGCCCGCAAGGCGAGGTCCACTGGCACTTTGCTGGGTCGTCCCGGGCCTCGATTCATCAAACGAGGCCACTTGGTGAGATATCGACTATCTGACGTGTATGCCTGGTTGGAAGCCAGCGAGAGCTATTCGAGCACTGCAGAGGCGTCGGTGCGCTCAAGACTGGCCTGA